TGTCACGGACAAGGTGAAGATATGGTCTCCGACCCTGAAAGCCCTTGTCGACACCGAGTGGGTGAGGGAGAGATACGGAGTCCTGCCCCTGAACCTATGCGTGGCAAGGTGCTTTGCGGGAGATTCTTCAGACTCTCTACCCGGACTCGAAGGCGTCGGGATACGTACTCTAGTGAAGCGCTTCCCTCAGCTCGCTGATGATAGGCTGGTCGACGTAGAAGAAATCATAGAATGCGCTAAAAATCATCCACAGGCTTCAAAATTGAAGGTGATGAAGTCTATAATCGATGGAGCTGAAGTCGCCAAGAGGAACTGGCGGCTTATGAACCTCGACGTTTCCAACCTGAGCGGTAACCAGGTCGGTAAGCTCAACTCCACGATGGAGATAGAAGTTCCGCGCGGCAACAAGATGGAACTCATTCGAACACTCGTGGGGAGAGGTGTAAAAACCTTCGACATTGATAGATTCTATCTCCAAGCAACCGTCAATCTACAAAAGTGAGCGAATTGATGAGTGAAGCCAGCAGTGAGGCTCTGTTCAAAGGGTATGGACGCAAGTTCCAGGAACAGATCTTCCAAGGACTTCTTACGGATCATAACTGGGCATCCCAAATTTCGGAGGTGATGAGCCCTGATTACTTTGACCTCAGGTATCTCGCGTACCTCACGGACAAGTACTTCAAGTACTACGCCAAGTATAAGTGCTTCCCGACCCTCCAGCTCCTCATCACCATCATCAAGGACGAACTGAAGGAACAGTCGAACGCGGTCCTGAAGGAACAGGTCGTTGAGTACTTGAGCCGGATGCGTTCCTCCCCGGACATGGGTGATATTGTCTACGTGAAGGAGAAGTCGCTTGACTTCTGCCGGAAGCAGGCAATGAAGGAGGCACTTGAGAAGTCTGTCGAGCTCATCTCGAAGGACAAGTACGAGGAAGTCGTTGACATGATGAAGAAGGCTGTCTCCGTGGGGATGACCTCTTCGGTGGGCCATGACTTCTTCGAGGATGCAGAGGCTCGATTCGTGAAGATCAATCGACTTGCTTGTCCGACTGGTATTGAAGAAATTGACGAGAGGACCGTTCTCAATGGCGGTCTGGGTAAGGGCGAGCTCGGTGTTATTGTGGCGAACACCGGCGTCGGCAAATCTCACATGCTTGTCCAGCTCGGTGCCCATGCACTTCGCCTTGGGAAGAATGTCGTTCATTACACTTTCGAGCTCACAGAGACTGCGGTCGGAATTCGTTACGATTCGAATCTTACCAACATCGCATCGAATGAGATTCAAGACTCGAAGCAGGAAGTCCTCGAAAAGTACAAGGAGATGGAGCTCGGTAGACTCATCATCAAGGAGTACCCGACCGGCGCAGCGACAGTGGGGACCATCAGAAGCCATCTAGAGAAGCTTGCGCTTCGAGGTTTCGTCCCCCATGTTCTCCTCATCGACTACGCAGACATCATGCGTTCGACAAGAGAGTACGATGCTCTCCGGCTTGAGCTGAAGCTCATCTATGAGGAGCTTCGTAACCTTGCCATGGAGAGGGCCATCCCGATCTGGACCGCGTCCCAGGCGAACAGGGACTCTTCAAATTCCGACGTGGTCGGGCTGGAGAACATGTCGGAGTCTTACGGAAAGGCAATGGTCGCCGACGTGGTGCTTTCTCTTTCACGCAAGGCAACAGAGAAGGCAACAGGCGCCGGCCGGCTGTTTGTCGCAAAGAATCGAGCAGGGAGGGATGGCATTCTCTTCCCAGTACACATTGACACGGCAAGGTCTAAGATCAAGGTCCTGGATGAAAATTCGTTGACTCTTCAGGAAGCAATCTCGCAGGATGACAATGACAGGAAGAAGCTCATGCGAGACAAGTGGAACCAAGTAATGGGAGCGAAGTGATGGACGAAATAACGCGACAGATCGCGCTTGAGCAGACATCGAAATACTTTGAGGGTGACGAGCTCGCCCCTGATGTCTTCATGAAGTACGCTCTAAGGGATGCTGAAGACAACCTGCTGGAGACCAATCCGGACCAGATGCATCGTCGACTCGCGAAGGAGTTTGCCCGTATTGAGGCAAAGTATCCGAACCCGATGAGCGAAGACGAGATCTACGAGCTCCTGAAGGACTTCAAGGACGTCGTCCCCCAGGGTTCTCCGATGTCAGGAATCGGAAATTACTACCAGCTGCAGAGCCTGTCGAACTGTTTCGTGGTGGATCAGCCCCACGACAGCTACGCGGGAATCCTCTTCACGGATCAGGAGCAGGTCCAGATCATGAAGCGTCGCGGTGGCGTCGGCTTCGATGTCTCCACGATCCGACCGAAGGGTCAGCCGACTTCCAACGCTGCCCGTACTACCGACGGCATCGGTGTCTTCATGGAGCGCTTCTCCAACTCCTGCCGAGAGGTAGCCCAGGGCGGTCGTCGTGGCGCCCTCATGCTGACGATCGACTGTCGCCACCCAGAGATTGAGACATTCATTGACATCAAGCGTGACCTGAAGAAGGTGACAGGCGCGAACATCTCTATCCGTTTCACGGACGAGTTCATGCGGGCGGTTGAGGGTAACACTGACTTCATGCTGCGCTGGCCTGTCGAGTCAAGTCCCGAGGACTCTGAGATTTGCAGGGCTGTCAACGCTAGACAGATTTGGGACAAGTTCGTGGATGCCGCGTGGTCCTCTGCTGAGCCTGGTGCTCTCTTCTGGGACACCATCGTAAACCAGGGTATTGTCGACTGTTACCGTGACGTTGGCTACAAGACGATCTCCACCAACCCGTGCGGAGAGATTCCTCTCAGTCCTTACGACTCCTGTCGACTGATGGTTGTCAATCTCACGTCATTCGTGAATCATCCGTTCGGTGATAGTCCCACGTTCGATTTTGCGAGATTCGATGAGGTCGTGATGAAGGCTCAGCGTCTCATGGATGACCTTGTCGATCTTGAGATTGAGTGTGTGGATCGAATCCTCGAGAAGATCGAGAAGGACCCGCAGCCAGATCACGTGAAGCGGATTGAATGGGATCTCTGGCACAAGATCCGCGCGGCTGGCAAGAACGGTCGACGAACAGGTCTTGGGATCACGGGACTTGGCGATGCACTCGCTGCAATGAACATTCGCTACGGTGACGAGTGCTCCATCACGGTCACTCGTGAGATTTACAGAGCTCTTGCCATCGGTGCTCACCGCTCCTCTCTCATCATGGCGCAGGAGCGCGGTGCTTTCCCGGCATTCAATTTTGAGAAGGAGAAGGATCACCTCTACCTGAAGAAGGTGATGACAGCCTGCAACGGTGACAGCTACGATATGTGGAAGACCACCGGTCGGCGCAACATTGCTCTCACTACCACGGCTCCCGTCGGATCGGTCTCCTGCCTCACTCGGACAACATCCGGCATCGAGCCAGCTTTCCTCCTCTCCTACAAGCGTCGTCGCAAGATCACTCAGGGAGACCTCGTCTCCAGGGTAGATTTCGTTGATCCGATGGGCGACAAGTGGCAAGAGTACGTTGTCTACCATCACTGGTTCAAGAAGTGGATGGATCGTACGGGCAAGACCGACCCGAAGGAGAGTCCATACTGGGGCGGCACTGCGAATGATATTGAATGGGAGAAGTCCGTTGATATCCAGGCGGCGGCGCAGGAGTGGATTGATCACTCAATCTCTAAGACGTGTAACCTCCCCAATTCTGCCACGAAAGAGATCGTGAATGACGTCTACCTGAAGGCCTGGAGGATGGGCTGCAAGGGTTTCACGGTCTACCGTGACGGATGCAGGACAGGCGTGCTCGTCCAGAATGACGAACCGAAGAAAGTCGAGGAGGGGAGAATCACTCCCAAGCGTTCGAAGACTCTTCACTGCGACATTCACCGTGCAAATATCAGGAACGGAGAGAGCACTGAATCGTGGCTAGTGCTGGTTGGTCTCAGCGATGGCAAGCCTTACGAGGTGTTCTGCGGCATTCCTGAGAATATTGAGATCCCGAAGAGATACAAATCAGGGTCACTGGTCAAGAATGGTAAGAGGGACGGAGTGGCAACCTACAATCTCATGGTACCTGTCGGTGACGATGAGAACCTTGTCTTCAAGGATGTGGTGAACCTCTTCGACAATCCCACGCAGGGAGCCTTCACGAGGACCATCTCTCTTGCTCTGAGACACGAGGTCCCGCTTCAGTACATCGTCGAGCAGCTTCAGAAGGACAAGAACAGTGACATGTTCTCATATGCCAGAGTAATCGCAAGAGTTCTCAAGGGGTACATCAAGGATGGTACAAAGTCAAGCGAAAAGGGGTGCCCTGAGTGTGGTAACTCAGAGCTCGTCTATCAAGAGGGGTGCCTCTCTTGCAAGGCGTGTGGCTTCTCCAAGTGCAAGTGAAGAAGACGAAATCGAAAAGGCTATTCACAACCTAACACAACCGGGGTACGCAGTGAACTTTATTGCAGACGTTTCTCAGCACATCAAGGCAGTCGAGCTTCGAGTCGACCCGATCATCATCCGAGTCAACAAGTTCGACGAGGACTCCGCGAAGGAATTCACGGACGCGATGAGCCGCGCACAGAACACGGGCCAGTCGGTGATTCCGGTCGTTATCGACTCCTACGGTGGTCAGGTCTACTCCCTCATGGCGATGATCTCGGCGATCAAGGCCTCCCGAGTTCCGGTGGCCACCATCATCGAGGGCAAGGCAATGAGCTGCGGAGCGATCCTATTCAGTTTCGGAGCCGAGGGGAAGCGTTACATGGACCCAGACGCGACTCTCATGATCCATGACGTCTCCAGCAGCGCCTGGGGGAAGGTCGAGGAGATCAAGGCCGACGCGAAGGAGGTCGAGCGCCTCAACAAGAAGGTCTACGAGATGATGGCTCGCAACTGTGGCAAGCCCTCGGACTACTTCCTGAAGATGGTCCATGAGCGCGGACACGCAGACTGGTACCTCGACGCCAACGATGCGAAGGGTCACAACCTCGCCAATGAGCTCCGCATTCCAACCCTCACCTGTAAGATCGATCTCAATTACACTCTGGACTAAGCATGAACATCGTAGCCGAGTACATCTGGCAGGACGGAAGCCATCCGACTCACAAGCTTCGCAGCAAGACGAAGGTCTTCCGTTACGACAACCAGAACAAGCCTTTCGGGATTGAGGACATCCCGCGCTGGACTTTCGACGGTTCTTCCACGGGACAGGCGACAGGCGACAAGAGCGACTGTCTTCTCATACCTGCAAGTTTCATCCTCGATCCCACTCGAGAGAAGAATCATGAGAGAATCCATATCCTTGTCCTCTGTGAGGTCTTCACCGCGGATCTGAAGCCCCACGAGTCAAACACTCGCAGCAAGCTTCGTGAAGTTGTTGAGAAGACCCTTGACCACGAGCCCCTGTTCGGTATCGAGCAGGAGTATACGATGTTCAAGGACGGCCGGCCCCTCGGCTGGCCCACGGGCGGATACCCTCCTCAGCAGGGTCCCTTCTACTGTGGTGTTGGATCCGATGAGGTCTTCGGTCGGGAGCTTGTCGAGGAGCACATGGCAGCATGTCTCGATTCCCGCATCGTCCTGTGTGGTATCAACGCTGAGGTGATGCCGGGACAGTGGGAATTCCAGATCGGCACCGCCGACGCCCTCACGGTCTCTGACCATCTCATCTTTGCTCGTTGGCTCCTCTACCGGATCGGCGAGAAGCATGGGATCACCGTGAAGCTTGATCCGAAGCCTGTCGCTGAGCTCAACGGGGCCGGTGCTCACACCAATTTCTCCACGAAGAGGATGCGTGAACCTGAAGGAATCCATGCGATTGAGGAAGCTTGCGAGAGACTTCGCTCTCGCCACGAGCATCACATTGCTCGCTACGGTCACGGTATTGAGCTTCGTCTCACTGGTCACCACGAGACGTGTTCCTACCGAGAGTTCCGATGGGGAGTGAGTGATCGGGGGGCCTCGATTCGAATCCCGTTGCACGTTGCTCAGGAGCAGAAGGGTTACCTCGAGGACCGCCGCCCATGCGCGAATGTCGATCCGTACGTCGTCACTCGTCTCCTGCTTGAGACGGTCTGCGGAGTGGAGTGAAACCAGCTAAAGTAGAGCTCCTGGCGAAGGTTATTGCGTGGAGGTTTTTCTCCATGCTGTACGGCTTCACAATAGCTTTCCTCTTCACCAACAACGTTTCTGAGTCGGCAGGAATAGTCTTCCTGACCGGCTCCACCCTCACGATTCTGCAGTGGGGATTTGAGATATTCTGGGACAAATTTGCCAGACTGAGGATTAGAAATGCCCTTTCAAGAGAACAAGGTCGAGCTCATTGGTTGGTACGGTGGAGACGAGGCTCACGCCCTCTCAGCGTGGACGAGCACAAGCAGGGACATCAGTCTAGAGAAGAGGAAGAGAATTCCAGAGCTCCTGAAGATGCTCGCGGAGAACGGACACGAGACTCCGTTCGAGAAGAGCTCTCTCCACTTCCTCGTGACGGTTGACACTGCAACCCACATCCACCTCCTGAAGCACCGCATCGGTGTCTCCATCAACGCAGAGTCCGCGAGGTACAAGGAGCTGAAGGACGACAAGTACGTGGTGCCGGATGACTGGCCCACTGTCGAGAAAGCGAAGTACATCGCGTTCATGGAAGACGCGATCATGCGCTACCATGATACGCTTGATCGCCTTGTGAAGAGTGGGATGGACCGAAAGCGGGCGAAGGAATCTGCACGATTCTACCTGCCCTATGGCAATCAGGTGACGATGGACATCATGTTCAACTGGCGTTCTTTCAATCACTTTCTCAACCTGCGAATGAAGAGCGATGCGCAGAAGGAAGTGAGGGAGATCGCTGAGAAAATGCTCAATATAGTCGCTGGCATTCCAACCAACCCCTTCAAGCACACTATCGAGGCTTTCGGCCTTGCGGGAAGGGTCGAGGAAAGATTCCACGCGCCTTACTGAAAAAGCCGTATAGTTATCGATGAGCAGGAACACAAGGTCCTGCGAAGGATGACAAATGCCGCCAGTGAGTCTCGTACCAGTCGATCTTTCAATCGCGTCGTCATACAACAAGTCTGGAGGGACGGGTGGTCCCAGGGCTAACCTCACTCCGCTTGCCAAGCTCGGCAAGGCTGGAGTTGCTCACCCCGAGATGGCGCCGGCCCTCAAGGCGCTCTCAGATGCGGTTACCGCTGCTGGTGGGGATCTTCGCATCACCGAGTGTCACAGGGACGTTGCGGTGCAGAAGAGTGCAAGAGCCAAGTACGATAACTGGGTGAATGCCGGCAAGCCTGCACCAGGCTCTGCAGGTTGGAACGCGTCCACGATGAAGAACGCTTTCGTGGCTCTACCGGGTCGCTCGGGACACAATGCTGGGCGCTCCATCGACGTGCACCTCTCGGAGCTCAAGTTCCCCGGCCTTCCGGCCAACCAGCAGCTCGACAAGCTCTGGGAGCTTGCAATCCCACTCGGCTGGAAGCCGATCATCAAGACTGCCGATGAGGGCGCGAAAGAGGCCTGGCACTTCGATTTCTGGGGGGAGCTCACCGGCGTCCTCAACCGTCTCGGCTACGAGCAGGCTGCACTCTGCGGTGCCCTCCTCGTCGGTCACGGAGACCTCCAGGGATTCCCCGCAGTCACGCAGGCCCTCCTCTGCAGGGCCGGATTCGACATCGGAAAGATCGACGGAGCAATCGGACCCAAGAGCATCGCTGCTCTTTGTCTGGCCCTCGGTCTTGCCGAGACGGTCGTGAAAGCGAAGGTGGCTGCCGGTGACGAGTCAATCTGGCCCGCCCTCCTCGCTCTCCCCGCGAAGTAACAAGGAAAGGTCCACAGGATTGTAAAGTCTCCGACAAGATTTATTATCTTGATACGGAGGTGAAGCTTGTGGACTCCCCCAAAGTACGGACTAATCCAAGAGAAGTACTGGCCTGATCCCTGGAAGATCCTTGTCTGCTGTCTCTGTCTCAACCTCACCACGAGGAAGCAGATGGAGCCGGTGGTGGAGAGGATGTTCCAGCGGTGGCCTGACGCGAAGTCGCTCTCAGAAGCTGATGAGGCAGAGCTCACCGAGGTCATCCGCACCCTCGGCATGTGGAAGAAGCGCGTCAACACCCTGAAGAAGATGTCGGCGCAGTATGACCGGGGCGAGTGGAATGATGTCCTCCAGCTCCACGGTGTCGGGAAGTACGCCTCAGACGCTTATCGGATCTTTGTCCTCGGTGACTGGCGCAATGTCCAGCCGCAGGACCACGCGCTCAATGACTATCATGATTTCCTGAAGAAGCACTACGGAGAGTCGGACCACCCTTCCGCCAATCACAACTTCACCTGTTGACGGGAAGACACAAAAGTTTCACAAATTGTGTTCTCTGTTCATCCGATGAATTAAAAAGAACAAGGAGGCTGGAATGACCAATATCGAGCTTGCAACAGTTCATACGGCTCTTCGGCTTGCACGTGAGCGTTGTGACAGCGAGGCAGGGTCGACGCCTCGTGATTGGGAGATCACCGCGCTGGCCAACATTGAGAATATGCTCGCTGAGGTCAACAGGACACCCCGTGATCAGTGGCCCGCTCTCATGGGATCTTTCAACGCTCGAAAGTGGCATTCGAGCTAGAGGAAGAGAAGACATGTTTCCGCTCTATCTCTTGCTCAACTTTTCTTTCGCCGACACCCTCGTCGGTACCTGTCGATTCTGGGGTGATGAGCCCCACTACATCTCCGCGGTAGGAAATTTCTCTGCCCATCACCAGGGAGATCTCCGAAGGACGGGCTTTGTCGGAGCCACCGAGGTGTGGGAGGGGACAGGACCCGTGTGGGTCATCTACACCGCAGAGAGCGCAAAGTCGAAGTACCAGTTCCGAGTCAACGGAAGCCTGCAAACCTGTGATCAATTTTAGGGAGACGCCATGCCCGAGGGTCCCGAAGTCGCAAACTTTGTCCGTTCCATCAACAGCTTCCTCGGTGAGGGTGACAAGCTCCTGTCGGTGACTCCCTTGTCCGGTCGCTACACCAAGAAGCCTATCGAGGGACTTGTCAACGTCCAGTTCCCACTGACTATCGAGAGTGTGAATTGCAAGGGTAAGTTCATCTACTGGACATTCCAGGGAACCGACACTGTCATCTTCAATACCCTGGGAATGTCGGGTGCCTGGTCGAATACCCCTCGACACGCAAGGGTGAAGTTCGAGACATCCGAGGGAGACCTCTACTTCAACGATGCCCGAAACTTTGGCACCCTAAAGTTCACCGACCGGAATGCCCTGAAGGACAAGCTCCTCTCACTGGGTCCTGACATGCTCAATGAGAACGTGAAACCGATCGACTTCAAGATTCGGATGTGGCAGCATCCCAAGCTCACCCTTGCCGAGGCCCTCATGAACCAGGGCATTGTCTCCGGTGTCGGGAACTACCTGAAGGCGGACTCTCTCTGGATGGCGAAGCTCAGTCCACACCGTCTCGTGTCAGAGTGCACGGTGGATGACCTCGATCGTCTCCATGAAGCGGTGAGGTCGGTCATCAAGACCGCCTACCTCAATGGAGGCTCCACCATTCTCACCTACAAGGGGTTCGACGGAGAGAACGGAAAGCACACGATGCTCGTCTACGGTCGGAAGAAGGATCCCAACGGTGAGGAAGTCGTCTGTCAGGAGACAAAGGATGGTCGGACGACATGGTGGGTTCCTCGAGTCCAACACTAAACTTCTTTGACTGACTGCTTACATTTTGACAGGAGAAACAATGAGACTCTCAGACAATTCAATTTCCGCGATAGCGCGGCTTGTTCAGATGGCAATCCTCACTGGGACCGATGTCGTCGATAACCTGCGGCTCATGCGGCTCGTCCAGAGCGGTGACATCCTTGAGCCTGATGAGGAGTTCCTGAAGGGATTCGAGGAGTCCATTCAGAAGATGCTGGAGACTGCGAATGAGCTCGGCTCCCGGTAAGGAGTGCTCCCTCGAGGAGATGTTCCGGCTCCGTGTAGAGTTCATGGAGGCCCTGAAGGACCGAATCCCTGACGTCTACCCGCAGTGGCCCATTGATCCGACAGAGAAGCGCAATCAGGCCCACGTGAGGGACATTGCACTTCGAGGAGTCGAGGAGATGTTCGAGGCGCTCCAGCACCTGAAGAACTCGAAGCCCCATCGACAGACTCACCTCCCTGACTTTGACAGGGAGGCCTTCCTCGAGGAGACAGTCGACGCATTCAATTACTTCTTCTCAGTCCTCGTCCTCCTGGGAGTCGACGCCAACGAGCTCCTTGAAGCGTACAAGAAGAAGCACAAAACGATAAAGAGACGCCTCGAAGACGGTTACTAACTTTCGCGATCAGATATTTTAGAATAGGGCTCGGGTATTGCTACCTGAGCCTATTTTCTATTTATGCGCGAGGTAAACCGCTAGATGCCCGTCCAGCTTACAAAGAAAGAAGCTAGGGACACAGATTTTCTCACGCTGAAAAGTAAGTCAACCGGCGAGATAGTCAGAATTATCTCGCCGCACGATTTCTATGTCGGCATTGAGGGTCTGAAGGCATCCGATGTCAGGGTGGTGGGAGACGTCCACGTCACCGGCTCCCTCTACGTGAAAGGGGGAGTCTCTGGTTCTCTCAAGCTGCCTGACGGATCACTTGCAATCACCGCCGGCTCCGGAATCTCTGTAACTGAGACAGGAGCCGGCGGAGTTGAGATTGCGACTACGGGTGGCGGATCTGGCGGTGCTCCTGATAACGCCTCGTACGTAGTCATAACCTCTAACGGTGATCTTACTTCAGAGAGGGTGCTGGCAGGCACAGCGGACAGGATCACCATCACTGACAACGGTGCAAACTCGACCGTTGTGATAGACGTCGGCAGTGACGTTTACGTTGTCGGCGGTAGCGACGTCTCGCTTTCTGACGGTGGCACCGGTGCATCCGACGCTGCCACAGCACGTTCGAACCTCGGAGTCACGGCGACAGGTGCCGACACAACATACGCTTTCCGAGCGAATAATCTCTCAGACCTTGGTTCCGCGTCCACCGCCCGTACGAACCTGGGGCTTGGGACGATAGCGACTCAGAATTCGAACAACGTGTCCATCACCGGCGGCGTCATTCAGGTGACGAACATCACCGGATCGCTGACAAAGCTCACTACAGGTAACGACTACCTGAGAGCTGGCACGAATGTCACCCTCACGACTGGTTCTGATGGTTCGGTTACGATTGCTGCTCCTTCTGTGGGCGGGGCTCCCACTGACGCAGACTACCTCGTTGTCGGTTCTACTTCAGCTGGCAGTCTCAGCAATGAGAGAACCCTCACAATCGGAAGCGGACTCTTCGCGACCGACGGGGGTTCAGGCGGCTCCTACACGCTGAAGGTCCTTGACTCTGCCGTGGCTTTCCTCACGGGAGCAGAGTTCAGCGGTCCCGTCACCGCCTCAAACCTGAGATCCACGAATCTCGTGTCCACGAGGCTCTCAGGTTCTCTCACTCGGCTCTCTAACGGTGACCCTTACCTTGTCGCTGGTTCGAACATCACCATTACCACGGGATCTTCCGGGGCAGTGACGATTGCGGGCAGCGGTCTCGTGGGTAACACGTCACCCTTCCTCCTGCACTCGGGAGATGCCTCACTCCCGCAGGCTCTCGTCCTCACTCACGGGGCGGGTATTGACATCATCGAGGATGGGTTCGGCAATTTTGTCGTCGTTGCGGACCTTGTCGAAGGGAACAACATCACGATCACGGAGCTCCCAGGCGGTGAGCTCGAGATCTCTGCTGACGTTTCAGCCGCAGCAGACCCCGACGCCCAGTACCTCGTCCTCTCTGCGACGGGCTCTCTCACCAACGAGAGGGTCTTCACTGCCGGAACAGGTATCAAGGTTAATGACGCGGGTTCAGGCGGAAACTTCACCGTCTCGGTAAGAGACGATGTCGTTGCAACGATAAGCGGATCTACTTTCACCGGTCCGGCGAAATTCCAACAGGGTCTCTCAGGATCACTCACTAGTCTCTCCAACGGTAACCCTTACCTCGTAGCAGGTAACAGCATATCTCTGGTGACGGGATCAGGCGGAGAGATAACGATCTCTTCGACTGCGGCAGGTGCAGACGCCGGGGCCTCATACCTCGTACTCTCCACGACATCCTCACTCAGCAACGAGAGGGCGTTCACGCCCGGGACAGGACTCTTCGCCACTGACGGTGGTGCAAGCTCTTCATACACACTGTCAATAAGCGACTCAGTGGTCGCTACGGTTTCAGGCTCGACCTTCACGGGACCCGTGAAATTCGAACAAGGCCTATCAGGTTCTCTCACCACGCTCTCTGACGGCACTCCGTACCTCATCGCCGGGTCCAATGTCACTATTGCCACGGGGTCGTCCGGTGCGGTGACAATCTCCTCGACAGCTGGGGTCACCACCCAACTGTCACTCGCAGAAATTCCAGGCGGAACCGTAGACGGTTCCAACAAGACATTCACGCTCGCAAACGCTCCGAGTCCCTCGTCATCCCTCATGCTCTTCTACAACGGGTTGCTGCTGAGCCAGGGGTCCGGATACGACTACACGCTCGCTTCAACCACGGTGACATTCGAGCCAGCGGTCGATGCGCCTGACACAGGCTCATCGCTTCTTGCTCTCTATTCATACGCTCCGGCTGTAGCGGTTATCAGGTACTACACGCTGATGGAAGCTGTCTCCTTCAGCCTTGTCGGACCCAGCTACGAAGCAGTCCTCGTCGACGCCCCCAGCCCGTCGTCCTCGGTGATGCTGTTCATGAACGGTCAACTGCTGAAGCAGGGGGTAGCTGAAGACTTCACAGTTTCGGGTGACACGTTGACTCTCAACTTCACAGAGTTCGTGTCAGAATCCTCGTTCTACGCCACGTATGAGAGAGCGTCTTGAGGACCTACTTCACCAGCGACATCACGCTAGCTGCATTTCTTGTCATGAAAGGCGTCCCACTCCTTGAGTCTAACCGAGGAGGAAAGAGGTTCGAGTTCCTCTTCGATTCCACGAATTTCGACACCGATTCACTCGTCTCTGAATACGTAAGGCTAGAGTACTCGAAGTTCGACTCCTCGATGAGACTCCTGAAGAAGAGACTCTATGGGCAATGACCCAGTCCGGTAGACAAGCAAAAGGTGACACATGCCACAGGCAACTCAACTCAGGTTATCACAGATCACGGGATCACTCGGGACTGGTACCGGGCAGATTACGGACCAGAACAGTGCCGTAGCAACAGGCTCGGCAAACCTATCTGACATCGGGGGCATCCTATCGAATATCGCCTCCGCTATCAAGAGAATCCACGGCCACGACTCATTCACCGAGGCCGCGGCAGGAATCTTCAAACAGCCCCTCACGGTAACGGGCTCGGTCACCCTCAAGGACGGAAGCGGAAACCCGCAGGTCGTCCTCGGCAACGTAACGGGGATCATCAGCGGCTCCGGCGCCCTCCAGGTCGGTGGGAAGGCGACAATAAACGGACCCGCGGAACTCACCGGCTCGGTCTTCCTGAAGAATGTGGCTGCTGCTCCCACGGCGGGCGCTACCGAGGCCGTCATCTACGCCAGGGCCGGCACTCTCTACTTCAAGAATGCGGGCGGCACTGAGAGCGCAGTGGGTTCGTCTGCAGCCGCAGGAGCGAATAATCAAGTTCAGGTCAACAGCGCTGGGGCTTTCGGCGCCTCGACCAATCTCTGGTACGACTCTACTACGGGTCTCTACATCACAGGAACCCTTACGACATCGGGAGTCTCGACCCTCACGGGAGACGTAACTTTCGGCGGTAACATCTTGGCGGACGCAGATGAAACAAAGACCATCTTCGGAACTGTCACCACTGCAGGTAACACGATAACCATCGGCGGTGGCGGAACGGTGGTCACGGCCGGGGACCTCAAGGTCGGAGGAAACGACATCCAAGCGTCAGATGGGAACGCAAATATCACCCTCACCTCGAACACTCTCACTGCTTTCGCTGGTGACATCAGGGTAAACGGCAACGACATCCAAGCCTCAGACGGAAACACCAACATCACACTTACGTCGAACACCCTCACCACAGTGGCCGGTGATCTCAAGGTCGGTGGCAATGATATTCAGGCCTCTGACGGCACAGTCGCTCTGACATTCACGGGAGCAAATGTCGCAGTGGCCGGTGACCTCACAGTAACGGGCAATGACATCAAGGCCTCCGGCGGCACCACGGTCCTCACCCTTAACGGGGCGAACGCTACTTTCGCAGGAGCGGTGACAGTCGGAGGTAACCTTTACGTCCAGGGTACCACGACGGAAGTCTCCTCAACTGTGGTGGTCATCAACGACAGGGTCATCCAGCTTGGGACCGGCTCGACCGTGGCCACAGACACCTTCGAGCGCGGTGTGAGGTTCCTCTACGGAGACGGCGCTTCTGTCCAGACAGGGTTCATGGGTTACACCAGGGACACCAACTACTTCGTCTTCGCGGACCAGTCCACGGAGTCTCCCACCGACCAGTTCACGATTAACCGGACGGCGCCCATCTCGGCCTCGAACGGAAGGTTCGGTTTCATCGACGTTGGAGGCTCCGGAGCGGGTGTCTCAAACTCGAACATCAACACGATTGGAAGCAACCCGTTGACGCTCCTCGCCGGAAACAACAACATCACGAACGTCGCCAACGTCTTCACGGTGTCAGGCACGGCAGGAGGCACACCGAGCATCAGACTCGTGGACTCGAACATTCAGGTGAGAGACGTCAACGACGGCGGCCAGCAGTTCGCTTTCACGAGCGGAGACGGTTCTTCAACGAGGGGCAAGCTCGAGACCGCATCCGGCGCGACACCGGACCTCATCCTCAGCGGTGGGCAGAACGTGGACATCGACGCTGGCGGTACGGTGAGGTTCCAGACCGTTCACATGGGAGCTGCGCTCAAGTCACTCACCCTTGCTTCCGGTGAGGTCACACAGTTCAACACGAACTTCAACTCCGCGGTCTCCATCTTCCAGGCGATGAACACCCTCAGGGCGGTGAAGGCGGTGAAAGTCATCGACTCGACCTATAACAACGGAACGATACTCTCGGCCTCCGCGATGGTCACGGGCGACGGCACCGCGTTCAACACTTGGTGGACGACAAAGGCCGTCGCTGATGTCGCAACCCGCAATGACAGGGTCTCGGTCTACTACAACGGCCAGCTCCTCCTCTCCCAGTCGTACTCGGCTTCCAACTACGACTACACGTTCAACCACACGAGCGCCGACGTCACCTTCAACTTCTCAATGACGACTGACGACATCGCGATCGTGAAGGTCGAGTAAAGAGAGTCCAACTCACTCTGCGCCCAGGTTTATCCTGGGCGCAGTTGTTTAAAATTCTCGAGGAGGCAATTTGTCACTGAGAGAAGCGATAGAGACTGTCGAGAGGACCTTGACAGCGGCGAGACGTGAGGCGATCGAGGCAGAGATAATCCTGCCGACTGCGGAGAACATCCTCGGGGAGGTCATCAGGCTCCGAGACGACCTGAGGGAGAGGACCGATGGGATGGACTCCGGAGGTGCTCTCTCGGTGTACGAGGCCTCGATGGATAACATGCGCAAGTGGGCAGTCGCGGAGACCGAGAGGTGCAGGATCCGCCCACAGGCTCTGAGAGAGCGTGAGAGGACGCTCGAGTCGGTGCTAAATTATCTTAGATCGCTTGATGTCCCAAGGGAGAGCGACGAGGAGACAGGAACATGATTTTTGCAGCTGGAGTGACACTACTGGCGGGTTACCTCTCGGGTGTCCTCTTCTCTTACCTCGACAAGGTCTACACGAAGACTTTTGCCACGAGGCTCGAGGCCGTCACGAGGTCTCGAGAGGTGAAGAGGGACATGAAAGTCCTCAGGGAACAGGTGGACCGTGAGACTCGGAGCGTCTTCACTTGGCCACTCGGCGTGGCACTTGTCCTCATTGAGAGGTACCAGAAGAAGCAGGAAGCCGGCGCGGGTGATAAGTAATCTCGGGAGCAAAAGATGCAAGAGAAAGCCCTGAGGGTTCTCGTGAGAGGAATTATCCGCGAGACACTTGAGACCGAAGCAGTCGAGGATTCCGATCTCGACGAGGTCGGCTACAAGAGCCTCACCCAGGCCCAGGCAAAGAAGCGGTACGAAAAGCTGAAAGAGAAGTACCCGAAGTGGAAGGACCGCCTGAAGGCTTTCTCGTGGGCCTCGGACCCTGAGGCCGCTCTCGGCGGACTACGGGCGAAAGCGAAGGGACAGGGGAGGAGCTGATGCCACCGGCGACGAGGATCAGGGGAATACAGATTGCCGATAACACCGTCACTGCCGCGGACATCGACTACACGCTTGACGACGCCTACGACAACGGGGGCTCGGGAGCCGGTAGGACAATAACCGCGGACGTGGGACCGGTCGTCATCGACACACTCGGGGATGGCGGGACAGGGCTGGTTGTCACAGGGACCGTAACCGCAACGGGTGAAATTTCCGTCTACGGTAACATCCGCGCAATGAACTCCTCGGGTGATGAGGGCGGAGAGATCTTCCTCAACAAGGCTGTCACCAACACGACTCTCAACGGGGGCGTCACGATCGACGTCTACCAGAACAAAATTCGATTCTTCGAGCAGGGTGGGACAGCCCGAGGCTACTTCCTCGACATCACGAACGGCGGCGGCGCCGCATCGACAAACCTTGCCGCGGGCGGCGGAACACCGGGCGGATCGGATACGCACGTTCAGTTCAACGACGGTGGGTCTTTCGGGGGACAAAGTTCTTTCACGTTTAACAAAACAACGTCGCTTGCTTCCGTCGCCAATTTTGTCGTGACAGGATCTGCGGTGGGCTCGTTGGTAACCTCCGGCACGTTTCAGGTGAAGGATGGGTCCGGGGGCGTAGTAGGAAGCATTTCAGCAGGCGGCGTGATCAGCGGATCAGGTGACCTGCAGGTCGGCGGCAACATCACGGGATCGAACCTTCGGCTTACGGGTGACATTGCGGTAATCGGCGGTGACCTCACGACAACGGCGACGACATTCAACTTCCTCAACTCGACTGCTACGACCATTAACTTCGGGCAAGCAGCTGCAACTGTCAACGTCGGTGCTGCCGCGTCAGTTGTCGCTGTTGGACAAGATCTCAACATCGGCGGTGGCGGAAGTAAGCTGAGACTCGGTACATCGCAACAGCTAACGATGCTGTGGAACACGAACGCCGCGATAACGAACGGTTCGGGGCAGTTCCTCATACAGCAGCAGGTCCCCAACGCCAGGCTTGAGAACCACATCAGCGGCACCACGGGCGCAGGAATGTTCAGGGTGAGGAATTTCACCACGAACAACTCCACCTTCAGGGACCTCCTCGAGGTGAGGGCCGACGGATCGATCCTGATTGGCTCTGCGTCAACAGGCGGTCCCGGTCTCTCTAACACGACTATCAGCAACGACCTCTTTCTCAGCACGGGAATAGTCGCTGTAAACACCGACGGCACCGACATCCAGCTCGTGTCGAGCGGTAACGCAACTATCAAGCTCGACGCGAACAACAACGCAGCGGGTCATTTCTTTGCGGTCAGGGACTTCAACAACGTGAACCAGTTCAGGGTCACGGAGACAGGAAACGTCGACATCCAGGGAGACGTCACGATCACGGGATCAGTGCTCGCCACGACGACTACGACGACTTTCAACCTCCTCAACACTGCGCTCACGGGGACCCTCAACATCGGTGGAGCCGCCACGAACGTCTTCCTCGGCTCCAACACCTCAACCGGCACGATGGCGGGTGACCTCACCGTCAACGGAAGGACAGGCTTCGGCGCGGTAGTCGAGAGGGTTTTCAACTCGAACTCGAGCACGGGCGTGACTCCCTTTAACCTTCTGGCGCAATCTGTCTTCTACGTCAACAACCCGAATGGTGACATAACCGCGAACTTCACGAGCGTCCCTACCTCGAACCTGAGGGTGCTCACACCCACGGTCATCCTTTCGCAATCTGCGACACCGAGGGTTGTGAACGCAGTGCAGGTCGACGGTGTGGGCCAGACAATCAAGTGGGCGAACAACGTTGTCCCGACAGGCACTGCAAACAAGCAGGAGGCCTTCGGTTTCAGCCTCATCCGGTCCGGATCTCTCTGGACAGTACTCGGTCAGATGACCTCATACGGTTGATCAGATGTTCGGAAGATTCTCATCATTCGCTGGCTCTCTGTCTCCCGTTCCAAAAGCGAGAGTGCAGTACAGGTACTACCGCTGGTCCGTGACAAAGGCTCGGGACATCACACAGGACCCTGGTTGGCCCGTTGGGATGATTCAGGCCTCTGAGGTCGAGCTCTTCTACGCTGGGACTTCGATTGGGATCACTGGTGCGACATGCACGAATCCCGGTGGGTACAACCCGGCGGGTGAGGATCCCACGAAAGCCAATGACGGTTCCGTGCTCACCAAGTGGCTTGACCAGAGCGGCAACGGTGGGATCTACGGTGCGGTAAAGTCTTGGAAGCTCCTGATCGACTTCGGGGCTAGCACAAAGAAGGTTGCTGACGCCTTCAGGTACGCCACTGCGAACGACGTGAACGGGCGGGACCCAGTGCGGTGGACTTTTGAGGGAAGCAACGACAATGTCAACTGGACGACTCTTCACACCCAGGCCACTGACGCCACGATCACCACGAACCGTCAGACATTCACCCAGCTCTTCTACTTCGGGGTGTGAAACTTCCCCGTAGACTTTACATCTCGAATCGTGAGGCCATTAAATTAAATGAGTTCAATTAAAGAACTTCGCCAGTTGATAAGGGTCTACCTCGCTGAGGGCGGCTTGAAACTTCCTCCTGAGCACCGTAGAGACCTCACTCCGAGCATTGTCAGAGAGGCGAGCAGTGTCTACAGAGAATTTTTAAAAGGGTTCAACGCCTGGCTCGAGTCGAGAGGTAAGAAGCCTCTCGAGCCCATTCGTCCGACCGGCTCCTCGACTTACGCGGAGCGTGACGAGAGGGAGAGACCTGACGCTACTTACGGCGACATCGACTACCTCGTCTCCTTCCCGGTCGAGTATACGGACCCCGACCTCAACGTGAGGAGGAAGGAGGAGGCCGCCGCCGTGAAGGAGTACACAGAGCTCCTCACCGATTACCTCACCACAGCACGTCCCTCGATGGTAGACGTGGACCTCACTGTCGGTGGACACCCCCTGATGATCATCGTGAAGGTCCCTTCCGGTGGACTTGCACAGGTCGACACTGTCGTGACCCACCCAGCCTACTCAGAGTGGATGAGGGGCAGGTACACCCCAGAGCGTGGCATCAAGGGCTACGTCACTGGGAACCTCTACAAGGCCCTCGGTGACTATCTCGTGCTCACAATCGGGACCGAGGGCGTGATGGCCCGTCTCAAGGACGGTGAGAGGGTCCCGTCAAAGTTCAGGTCCGGCGTCACCTACCGCTCGATATCCACTGACTTCAGGAACTTCTTCAGGGACATCGCGGACTATGTCATTGAGGGGGCCTACGTCGCTGACCCGCTCCTCGAACAGTACCCGGGAATGGACCCTGATAATGTAAATGTGAGCGACCTTGCTTATGGTATCATAGGACTCGCTCGGACAATGGAGAGAGCCGGAGAGGTGGACGCCACCGAGATGCTCCGGAAAATCCATGAGTCGTTCATCGAAGGGATGGATGACAACGTTCTACGGAAGCTTTCGAAAGAGATCTCGCCTGAGCAAGAGGCAAAGATGCGGAAACTGAACGTAACGCAGGGAGAGAGGGTCCGCCAGATTTTCGGAGTCTAGCGTGAACTGGTTCACAAGCGACCAGCATTTCAACCACGAGAACATTATCAAGTACTGCTCCCGCCCCTTCGAGTCACTGGGAGCGATGAACGCCGCAATCATTGAGCGGTGGAATGAGACGGTCAGGGACGAGGACACTGTGTACGTCGTGGGTGACGTGTTTCTCGGAGATGCAGGGGCGGGAGCGGGGATAGTGAGGAAGCTTCGTGGGAAGAAGGTCCTCATCAAGGGAAACCACGACAGGTCGCACCGGACGATGCTCGAGTCTGGATTCGACGAGGTCTGGCAGCGGAAGTCGATTGAACTCCTTGATGGGAGGAAGGCGCTTCTCTGTCACAAGCCCCTCCCCGAGTCGGTCATCAACCACGTCGATCTCCAGGTCCACGGTCACCGGCACTCAGGTCCCATTGTCTCTGGCAAGAGGGTCAACGTGTGTGTCGACCTCTGGGACTATCGTCCGGTCTCTGAGGAGGAGATCATCGGTCTCCGGCTCGGTTCTCCTCGACCCGATCACGTGAGCGTCGAGGTCACCGCAGAGTTCGTGAAGGTCACTGCATCGGTGCGGAAGGAGGACTATGAGGGACTCCTCGACCACCTACAGGGTTACTCTCGTACAATCTGGGACATTCGAGAAGAGTGAATGGAGGTTACCAATGGCGTTATCGCTTGAGAACCAGAAGCTAATCCGTGAAAGGGCAAAGGACGCAGGGGATCACCTGAAAGGGAAGCTACCGCCCTGCAAGTTCCTGAAGCAGAGGAACTCTTACGCTCACATCTGGGAGCGTCTGAAGTCCCGCCTCGGTCGTTCTTACAAGGACTGTGACGACAGCGAGGTCCCACGAATTCTTGAGATGATTGAGTGGTACAAGAACAACCCATGTTAGGAGATTGAGATGGAAATCGGTACGAAGGTGAAGGTCATCAATGAGGGCGGTAACGTGTGCGCAGTTGGAACCTACCAGGGATCAGGCCTCCCTGCTCGTAGTCTCAATGCCCAGTACCCGCACCTGCAGCACTACGCGATATTCGTGGAGAACCAGATGCGGTACTACCCGACTGGCTTCCACACCCTCGTGAAGGCAGGCCCGAACGATTGAAGAAGGGCGACATCGTCAGGTTCACTCTTCACCCTGATGACGGCTTGTACGTGGTCGTGAAAGGTCCGTATGAGTCGTCATTTGTTGTGACAAAGTACCTCACCGAGACGAGACTTGTCGTGGACCTCTACGGTGAGGAAGGACTCCTTGAGAGAGTCCCGCCAACCTCGCTTGAGATTGTGACAAGGTCTTGAACAACTCGACGCAGAATTCTACAGTACCTCACAAGGAGTAGCAATGTCAAATGTTCCTTCCCGTTTCGTGGGTTTACATTCTCATGACGGGTTCAGTGTTTATGACGGGCTCGGCCTCCCACAGGAGCATATCGACTTCTGCGTTGAGAATGGTCTTGACGCATGGTCGATGACGAATCACGGACACATGAACTCCTTCGGCCACGCCTGGCTTCATGCTGACAAGATGAAGAAGGCAGGTGGGAATTTCAAGCTCATCCCTGGGTGTGAGATGTACCTCCATCCCGACCTGGAAGAGTGGAGGAAGGACGCTCGAGCTGCCAAGGAAGACGGTGGTGGAAAGCGTCGGAAGAAGAAGGAAGAGGAGCTTGCGACCCCGCTTGTCGCGGTCGTGGACGGGAATGACGAGGCGGTTGACGTCGGGCTTGACACTGCGGCTTTGACCGTTGAGAACGAGGAAGAGACGAAGTCCAACAAGTTCTACAACCCCGTGAATCGTCGACACCACCTCGTGGTAATTCCGAAGACTTCAAAGGGTCTGGAGCGCCTCTTTGGGCTTGTCTCTCGATCCTACGCTGAGGGTTTCTACAGGTTCCCTCGAATTGACTACAAGATGTTGAAGGAAGCTGCACAGGGTGACTTCTTCGTTTCGACAGCCTGCATCGGCGGTCCTCTCGCCTGGGAGACCTTCCAAGAGATTCAGAATGTCGAATTCGAGAACCTGAACTGGCGTCTCCTCAATGACCCGTCCCTGATGGAGCGGACCCTTTCCCGTATCGGTGAGACTTACGGTCGGCTCACCGATGCCGTCGGCCGTGAGAACCTCCACCTTGAGATTCAGTTCAATCGACTTCCAGCTCAGCACCTGGCAAACCGAGCTCTCATCGAGTTTGCTCGGAGGGAGGGTCTCACTGAAAAGCTCGTGGTGACCTGTGACTCTCACTATGCCCGTCCGGAGCACTGGAAGGAGCGTGAGATCTACAAGAAGCTGGGGCGTCTTGCTTTCGAGACTTTCAACCCAGACTCTCTACCGAAGTCGAGGGAGGATCTCAAGTGTGAGCTCTACCCGAAGAATGCGAAGCAGGTCTGGGAGACCTACATGGAGACCCGTGGAGACGCGGACTTCTACGATGACGTGATGGTGAAGGAAGCTGTTGAGCGGACCTGGGACATTGCTCACAGCACCATCGGTGACGTCCAGCCTGATCGTTCCGTGAAGCTCCCGACTTATGTCATCCCAGAGGGCAAGAGCGGCATTGAGGCTCTCACCGAGTCCGTGAAGGAGGGCCTGAAGAAGAAGGGTCTCCACACGAACAAGGAGTACGTCCAGCGGGCCATCTACGAGCTGAAGGTCATTAAGGACAAGGACTTCGCTTCCTACTTCCTCACGATGAAGGAGATCCTCCAGACCGCACGTGAGAAGATGTTTGTCGGTCCTGGTCGAGGCTCCGCGGCAGGAAGCCTTGTCTGCTACGTCCTTGGAATTACCGACGTAGACCCGATCAAGTACGACCTCCTCTTCGAACGTTTCCTCTCTCCTGACCGAGAGGGCCTGCCTGACATTGACACGGACGTTGAGAACCGCGATCTTCTCCTTGAGCTTCTTCGAGGAAGGTTCGGTGATGAGAACATTGTTCCGATCTCGAATTACAACACCTTCAAGTTGAAGTCCCTCATTCGAGACATCTCGAGGTTCCACGATATTCCCCTCGAAGAGGTGAATGACGCTCTTCGAACCGTGGAGAGGGATGTCGTCAACAATGTCCGAAAGGCAGGTGACGACAAGAACCTCTTCGTGCTCACTTTCGAGGACTCTTACGAGTACTGCAAGTCCTTCAAGGACTTCATCGACAAGTACCCGCAGATCGGGGAGAGCGTGAAGGTCCTCTTCCGGCAGAACAAGGCGCTTGGTCGACATGCCGGTGGTGTCATCGTCTCTGAGAAGATCGCGGAGCGGATGCCCCTCATCGCGGCAAGAGGTGAGAGCCAGACTCCTTGGGTCGAGGGAATGAACTACAAACACCTTGAGATGCTCGGGTGGGTGAAGTTCGACCTTCTCGGTCTTGAAACTCTCCGAATCATCAGGAAAGCTATCGAGCTCATCCTACAGCGTCACCATGGTGTGAAGAACCCGACGTTCGCAGAGGTGAAGGACTGGTTCGACAAGAACATGGCGCATGAGGTGATCGACTTCAATGACCAGAGGGTCTATGAGAACGTCTACCACGAAGCGACAACTCGAACCCCGGGCGTCTTCCAGTTGACATCTGCCGGAGCCCAGAAGCTCTTTCAGAAGGCGAAGCCGAAGTCTATCGTCGACATTGCGACTCTGACATCGATTTACCGACCTGGCCCCCTCGCCGCAAAGGTCGATAAGCTCTACCTTGAAGCGAGAGCGAACCCACGGGACATCGATTACAAGCATCCGCTCATCAAGCAGGTCCTCGAGCCCACCTTCGGGTGTATCATCTTCCAGGAACAGCTGATGGCACTATGCAATGTGGTTGCCGGTTTCCCGAAGTCCGAGTGTGACAAGGTCCGAAAGAACATCCTGAAGCGCCAGGGAGGTAACCCTGAAGAGTCGATGAAGAAGGCGAAGGCGATGAAGGACAACTTCGTCCAGGGTTCCGTGAAGAACGGGGTGAGGGAAGACATCGCTTCGAAACTCTGGGACGACATCCTCTTCTTCGCAGGTTACGGATTCAACGCTTCTCATGCCGTGGCTTACGCAATCGACTCTTACTACTGCGCATGGCTCCTCACCTACTACGAGGCAGAATGGCTCTGTGCCTATCTCGAGTCGATGATCGGGAATCCTGAATCGAGAGCTGAAGCAATCGCCGCGGTGAAGAGCTTCGGGTACGAGGTCGGAAAGGTGGACGTCAATGAATCCACGAATGACTGGACAATCTCCAGCTCGAGGAAGGCTTTCATTCCGTCCTTCTCGACTGTGAAATCGGTGGGCTCTGCCGCCATCGAAGAGATCACGGAGCTCCGGCCCTACATCGACATCAAGGACCTCTTCTACAATCCTGATGGAAGCTGGAAACACAGCAAGTTCAACAGGAAGGGGATGGAGGCCCTCATCAAGCTGAAGGGTTTTGACTCGATGAACATTGTCGGTCCTGACAAGTTCTTCTCTTCCTACAAGCACATGCACCACGTGGTGATCGAATCGGCAGAATTTGTCCGAAAGCACTCGAAGAGGGATCCGTGGGTCGGATACAAGAAGATGGTTGAGCTTGCGACCGAGACACATGGGATGGAGGAGTGGACGAAGAAAGAGTCAGCCCTCTTCCAGAGAGAGCTTGTCGGAGATGTCGACGCCTACAGCCTCATGACCGCCGAGACGAAGAAGAAGCTTGAGGAGAATGAGGTGAGGCCCATCGATCAATGGGAGATTCTTGACCTCTACTGGTTCATGGTGAAGGGATCTGTCGAGAAGACCACGAAGAAGGGCAAGCCCTACCTCCTCCTTGAGGTCGCTGGAGTCGACGGTACAGCGAAGAGGATGTACCTCTGGGACTGGGACGGCAAGACAAATTTCGAGCCCTACACCATCTGCATCGGTGAGGTAGACAAGTCGGACTTTGGTTTCGCTTCTAAGCTTCGAAAGATGAAAATCCTGGGATGAATGAGTATTATCTCAATGAAGGAGAGCGTATGAACATCGGTTACAGCTTCTGGGGATATCTCACGCCCTTTGAAGAGAACAATGTCGTGGCCACGCCTGACGGTGAACGCGGTAATCGTGTCGACTTTGTCGATGAGATGCTGAAGCGTGGACACAAGGTCACGAGGCTTCAGATTCAACGTGATGAGAAGCCATACAAGAATGTCGAGCTCCATGCCGACGGCGGTTTTCCGGACGTTGATGTCGCTTACTTCGAGTGGCGATGGCCGACATGGAAGAATGACGTCACCGTCGGTGGAGACAGGGCTTCCGAGCCTGACTACCGCCGTCAGATGGCCTGTCTGAATCACTACCACCGTAAGGGAGTTCCGATCATCATCCACGACGGTGATCTGAAGATGACTCCTGCCGAGGAGGAGATGTTCCCAAATGCAGTCCTCAGTGACGCATGTGTGAACCCCCGTGTCCAGACAAGGAAGCGCTTGACCCTTCCCTGGTGTAACTACCTCAATCGACGCCTGAAGACTGTCGAGTACTCTTACAACTACACCTACGTGGGTAACAACTACGAGCGTGACCAGCAGTTCAAGAAGTACTACGGACTTCCCGCCAGGGGTCTGCGAGACCGAGGAGTGCAGACGATTGTCTATGGGAACTGGCTTGACAGGAGTCCTGAGAGACGAGACCCTCACCATCTCTTGAGGGAGAACCCATACGTCTCTTTTGGCGGTCGACTGGCGTACAACGAGATCTTTGACGCATTCAACCGCTCAATCGCGGTAACGCACATCACGAAAGACGAGTACACACCCTTCGGCAACATCACAGGTCGTTTCATGGAGGGCGTGATGTCTGATGTCGTGGCTCTTATTCCGAGTGAATACGTCCACGCTCGACCTGTCGGTCTCGGAGAGTTTGTTGTGGACAGTCCTGAGGACGTTATCAGGTGCGTCAATGTCCTCAACAATATGTCGGCAGTTGATCGTCATCAAATTGTTCAGGAGCAGGAAAGGGCTCTTCGAAAGGTCGTGGATATCCGGCCTGAGCACAGGGTCGACATCATCGAGGCTGTAGCAAAGGGAGAGATCAAGGCATGAGCGTTCTAGTGGCATTCGAAGGGCCGGACATGTGCGGCAAGACTGAGATAGCCAGAGAGCTATCTCGTCAGCTCGGAGTCAATGTCTATAAGAACTCGGGAGAGTGGACTACGGACCTGAAGAGCCCAGACTACTTCAAGAACCTTCTCGTGTTCGGCGGTACCTTTCTAATCGATTTTATCAGTCAGGTCAGGCCTCAAGCGATTCTTGACAGATACTATCCGTCGGAGTGGGTCTACTCACGTCTCTTCGACAGGGAAACTGACAACGACATCCTCCGCAGGATTGACGAAAAGTTTGCAGAATCCGGTGGGAAGATTGTCCTCTTTCGCAGGAAGAGCTATAATGGGATTCAAGATGACCTGCACAGCTACATCGACGAGAAACTTCTGATGAGGCTTGACGCTCTCTACGAAGACTTCTCTAAGTGGACGACCTGCCCGGTCCTTACTGTCTGGGTCGATGACGAAGACCTCAATCGTGAAGTGAGTGAGATCCGGGAATGGCTGAACGCATGAAGTCCTACGACAGTTTCACACGAGCCTACGTAGACCTCTGTCGTCTCATCAGAGATGAACATGAGTTTGAGTCGGCCCCTCGGGGGATGAAGATAAAGGAGAGCCTCGGTGTCCAGTTTCGTATCAAGAATCCTCGCGACCGTCTCCCTCTGGTTGCGGCTCGAAACTTCTCGGCCGCGTACTTCGTTGCGGAAACGCTCTGGTACCTGTCAGGATCCGATTCCACTGCATGGATCTCCCGGTACGCTTCCTTCTGGAAAAATATCACAGACGACGGTGTGACGGCGAACTCCGCCTACGGTGCTCGAATCTTCCGTCCGCATGACAGGATTGCTAACAGAGGAATTGTGCAGTGGGATTACGTGAAGGAGGAGCTCCGGAAGGACCCTGACTCCCGTCGAGCTGTCATCCACATCAGGACACCTGACGACTCTCTCCACGCTGTGAAGGATGTCCCGTGCACTCTCGCCCTCCAGTTCTTCATCCGTGAGGGCAAGCTTCACCTCCACGTCAACATGCGTTCCAGCGACATCATCCTCGGGATCGCTTATGATGTCCCTGCGTTCACCACGATGCAGGAGATCATGGCGAACGAGCTGGGTGTCGGTCTCGGTGAGTATGTCCACACATCGAACTCTCTTCACTGCTATGAGAGGGACTTCGAGATGCTGGACGCTATAGCGAATGACGACGATGCAAAGGGCTGTCAGATGGCTCCCTTGCCGGAAGTCTTTCCCACAGAGAAGCTTCTTGCGTACGAGCAGATGGTTCAGGGGCTGACCGAGTCCGAGCTGAGAGACGGGGTCCACGAGATGGGAAGGGAAGAGCAGCTCGTGAGAGACTGGACTCTCGTCCTCGGAAGCTTCAGGGCGAGGAAGCTGAAGGACGATCGACTTGCGAAGATCCAGCTCCTCTCTACCACTGACAGAGTCTACCACTTCTACAATAGGTGAAACATGAGAGCACTAGTTACCGGGGGCTGCGGGTTTATCGGCTCCAATTTGACACATGAGCTTGTGAAGAGAGGATGGAAGGTCGACATTGTAGATGACATGTCGAACGGTTTCTTGGAGTTTCTTGATGGGCTTGACATCAAGGTCGTCCCAGGATTTATGCTCCCCCAGTACGAAGAGAAGTACGAGTCTGCCCGTGATGACAGCCTTGTCCTTGTGATCCAGGACGACATTGAGTCGAAGGACGTCCTGCGTCGGATAGAAGCCGGTAAGTATGACAGGGTCTTTCACCTCGCGGCGAACCCAAGGATCTCCTACACTGTTGAGCACCCTGCCAACACTTTCGACATCAACGTGACTCGAACTGTGAAGATGCTCGAGAGCGTGAACCGCGCTCCTCACAAGGTCCGATTCATCTTCTCATCGACGTCCTCGGTCTACGGCGACGCGAAGGACCTCCCGACTCCCGAGTCCCAGGAGAAGGCTCCCCTCTCTCCCTATGGCCTACAGAAGCTCACGGTAGAGGAGTTCCTGCGGCTCTCACACAGGCTTTACGGCACTGACTCAGTATGTCTTCGTTACGCGAATGTCTACGGTCCCCGGCAGTTCGGAAATTCTCCCTACTCCACGGCGATCTCGGCCTGGTGCCAGAAGATGAATGACGGTGAGCCCCTCCGTTCTGATGGGGACGGTGAGCAGACGAGGGACATGGTCTTCGTGGGAGACGTAGTTCGTGCGAACATCCTCGCTGCAACGAGAGAAGAGGGCTTCGACGGCATTGCGATGAACGTTGGCACAGAGACGAGAGTCTCGAACAACCACATCCTCGGTCTCTTCCGGCAGAAGTTCGGTGAAGTGAAGGTCAACCACGCGCCCACTCGACCAGGCGACGTGAGGAACACACAGCTCAGTATTTCCACCGCAAACTCGCAGCTGGGATACGTACCACAGGTCGCCCTCGAGGAGGGTCTTGCTAGAACCTGGTCGTGGTGGGGTCTCTAATGGCAGCGGCAAAGGAGTCTTGGAGAAGCAAGTCATCGAAGGAGAGCAAGCCCTGGGGTGACACCACAATCTGGCACACGTTCCAGACGATACACGGCAAGGTCATCACGATCCACAAGGGACACAGGACGAGCCTCAAGTACCACACGATCAAGAATGAGGTCTTCTTCGTCCTCCGTGGTCTCATCAAGGTCACTCATGGAAACTCGAAGACCCTGAAGGACAGCGAGAAGCACCCTTACCGAGTGAGCATCCTGAAGCCCGGTGAGATCCTCATGGTACAGTCAGAGTGTCCCTATCGAATCGAGGCGCTTGAGGAGTCCGAGATCATCGAGGTCGGCGACCGCTCTGACAATGAACCCGTTCGACTGGAGGACGACTATGGGCGTGCGAAGAAAGAGTCCTGAATCTTCTTTAGCGCAGTCCCTGCTTTCACTTCGAGATCGGTCACCCTGACTAACCTGATGGAGTGAGACATGAACCATGAGTCCTGTCTTCTGTCTTGCTCCCACTTTCCAACTCTACCAATGTCTCTCGGTTTGCTCGACTCTCTTATCTCCTCAATTGGCTTGTCGAGTCCATGCCAGTAGACACCGTCGAGCTGCACGTAGGTATCGATAGAAGGGATATAGAAGTCAATGGGCCAGCGGTTGACTCTCTTTTGCCGGACAATGTTTCCGAACTCGGATGACAGGGTCTCTGCGAAAGAGTTCTCGATCTTTGATGACCACTTTTGAGGAGACTGCATCATGAGAGAACAAAGTTTTTCTTGCAAGTGGGGTTGATTGCGAGGGTCTCTCTGGCCGTACTTCTTCATCCATGTGACCTCTCTCTTTGCTAGCATCTCTGGTGATTGGAAAGTCTCAGCGTGTCCGTATTTTTCCAAGTGAGTCCTCTTTCTCTTCTCTTTGAACTCCTCACAGTGAGATGGGTTCTCTACTCCATACCTTTCAAGAAGAGTCTTCTTGATCTTGTCCCTTGTCTCCTTGAGCTGCATCGGGTTTTCTACTCCGTGAATCTCAAGCATCTTCTTCTTGGTGAGGTTGTACCCCTCCCTTCCGACCCTGATGGACTCACCCCTGCATCTTCTACTGCAGAAAGTCAGTCCGCTGGAGGAATGACTAGCGTTAGCAGGTCTCTTGTCATAGGTGGTCTTGCAAAAATCGCATAGATATCGAAGGATGACGTTGACCTGTTTCGACTGTTCGCCGTTCTTCTTGACCCTTGGGATCTCGATCCTCTCTATGAACATTTCGTCTCCTGCTATTAGATATTCTCAACATTGATGTGGAGTGGAAAGACTATGATAAAGAAGTCACGGAAGTCCAGGATGAACAAAGAGTTTATAATGTATGTGGGTCCGATGTGGTCGGGCAAGACGACTCGACTCACCGCGGCGGTCGAGCGGCACCGCATCAGGCAGACTGATGTTCTCTGTTTCAAGCCTGATATTGACGGCAGGTACGCGGCAAGCTCCATCGTCACCCACTCAGGCTCGAGAATGGACGCCCTCTCCGTGAGTAGGGGCGACCAGATCCTTCAGCATGTCGCGGACCACAGGCCCGAGGTCATCGCGGTCGACGAGGCGTTCATGATCGAGGGCTGCGCCGAAGCCCTCATCAACATCTTCAAGCGTGGCGTCTCTGTTTACGTCTCGTCGATCGAGCTCTCTGCGAACCTGAAACCCTTCGGTGAGGTCGAGAAGATGATGCCCTTTGCCACGAGGGTCGAGAAGTGCACCGCGGTCTGCGTTTCATGTGGCGATGATGCGGCTCTTACTCACCGGAGGGTCCCATCTCTTGAAGAGATATCCGTGGGTGGGGCTGACAGCTACGAGCCGATGTGCTGGACATGTCATCCACTTGTGAAGCTCGAGGACTGAATAGTTTGCTCTGGCTATTTCCGAATCCCACAGAGTGAATTAACAGGACATAGGAGCACCAATGATCGTCGAACCCTCTTCTGTCGATCTCGTAATCTATCACGCGAACTGTACCGACGGATTCGGGGCGGCCTATGCAGCCTGGAAGCTCCTCGGTGACAGGGCCGAGTACCACGCCGCGAAGTATGGTGAACCTCCGCCTGACGTGAAGGGCAAGAATGTCGTGGTCCTCGACTTCTCCTACGACAACGCGACCACCAAGCGACTCATGAAGGAGGCGAAGGGTTTCCTCATCATCGACCACCACAAGTCGGCGATGGTCGAGCTCCACGACGTCTCCTGCACCCGCTTCGATATGACGCACAGCGGAGCGATGCTCGCCTGGAGCTTCTTCCACCCAGGGAAGGAGGCTCCCCGGATGATCAAGTTCATCGAGGACCGTGACCTCTGGAAGTGGGAGATCCCGTACTCGAAGGAGTTCTCCGCGGCCTTCGACATGGTGAAGTTCGACTTCGAGGAATTCGACAAGTACCTCGACGACTCGGAGGTCGACAACGCCCAGGAACGTGGAGCTTACATCCTCGCCTACTCGAAGACTGTGATATCGAAGATCTCGAAGAACGCCTCCTCCCGGAAGCTCGGTGGGAAGGACGTCCTCGTGGTGAACTCACCCCACTGGATGTCGGAGATCGGAGCGGCCCTCTCCCCCAAGTGCGACTTTGCGGTGATCTGGTACTATGACCACGAGACGAGACAGGTGAAGGTGAGCCTCCGAGCCCACCACGACGACTCGGACGTGAGCGAGGTCGCGAAGAAGTACGGGGGCGGCGGCCACCGGAAGGCCGCCGGTTTTGCCCTCCCGCCCGACACCAGCATCGAGACGATATTCGACAAGTAGTCACGGGATGACATCTGTGACACAGGAAATCCTGCCAATGGATATACCCAACAATGACTTTCTGGATCATCTGAGGCTACCCGTGGAACATCACCGTACACCCTGGGACCAGGTTTGGATCGAGACCGCCAAGATTCTAGCGGGGAGGTCATACGACCCGAGGTTCAAGGTCGGCGCAGTGATCGTCACCGAGGACAACACGCAGGTCCTCGCGGTTGGGTACAACGGCGATCACAGGGGCGGACCAAATTCCGTGGAGTCCACTGAGCCCGGCCAGTCTGGCTTCATCCACGCAGAGATCAACGCCCTCATCAAGTGCGACTTCAACCACCCGAAAGCGAAGAAGATGTACCTCACCCTCTCTCCCTGTCGCCAGTGCGCGAAGGCGATCATCAACGGTGGGATAAGGGAGGTCGTCTACGACGCTGAATACCGTGACACGAGCGGGATAGAGCTCCTTAAGTCGGTTGGGATTGTGGTCCGGAAACACGGTTCGTGATAGTTATTCTCGAGGACTAAGCATGCCGTCCATTATGGGTGAGCTCATTCGCGAGAGCTCAAGAAAGAATATTGACGCTTATTCTCTGAGGAAGAATAGACTGACCTATCTTCTCGAGGCTGAGGGCGCTGACGAGAAGAAGGTAGACACAGCGATGCAGAAATCTGCAAAGTCGCTGAAGACACTGGCTGGATCCCTGAAGGATGGGATGCCCGAGACAAGCGTTCTTGTAGCAAAGGCTGGTGAGAATCTCACGAAGGCCATTGCAGCTGGTGAGAAAGACGAAGAGTCAGCAGCGCTTTTCTCGCTCTCGAATCAATTTGGCGCCTCCCTTCTCTCCATGCTTAACAGCATAAACTCAGCGCTTGAGACTGATGAGGGGTCAGCGGAATCTTCTATCGTCAAAACTCTTGGCGGAGATGACGAGCTAAAGAAGATCATTGAAAAGACTTTCAAGCCCTCTCCGAGCTCAATAAAGCTCATTCAGCAAGCCAATGAGCTTGTTGCAAAAGCAAAGGAGATCACGAAAGCCGGCGCTGCATCAGGCGCGGTGGACGCGAAGTCTGAGGCTGACGAGGCCGAGGGTCGAGGCAGCGAGGATGTCTTCGAGATGGAGGACGTCAAAGACGTTGACGAGGGGCTCTTCTCGAACATTGGAAATTTCCTGAAGGGACTCTTCAAGCAGGTTCCAACAGACGCAAAGGGTACCATCAAGAGTCTTATGCCGCTCTTTGGCGGTGGGAACATTGCGAAAGCCCTTCTCAATGACCTGAAGAAGGAAAGCCTCACCGGTGCATCATTCGGTGACACTCTTAAGGCAATAACACCGTCCCTCAATGACCTTTCACCAGGCACATCAGAGAAAGTCGAGCCTCCCGCAGCAGGTGGGGGAGGAGAAGGAGGCGGTTCAGAGGGAGCCGCAACACCAGCTGCAGGAGCGTCTGTGGCTGCAGACAATCCTGATTTTGCGAAGGCAGTTGCAGCCGCAGTGGAGAAGGCTCTTGGAGAAAGGGGCGCTGGGGCTGCTGCAGCAGTGAGAGACATTGGAACTGGAACTGATCCGAAGAAAGCGACTTCCGGGCTTGACGATGAGACGAAGGCACTGATGAAGGTGCTCCTTTCTCGTCTTGGCAGTGAGGGCGCTGATGCCGACCCCAAGGCAGTCGTTTCTGCCGCAGCTAAAGAGTCTGGTGCTGCTGAGGGCGGTGGTGAGGGGGAGCTCAAGTACTCGAAGTACATTGACGCAGAGAAGATCAAGAAGGTCGCCGGTGACAAGGGACCGAAAGCAGTCGACTCCCTCCTCGCAGGAAGCGAGGACCTGCGTAAGAAGCTCGGCATCAAGGATTCGAGAAATCGCGGCGGAAGGTTGGTGAGAGAGTCGATGTTCTCCCTCATGTTCGAGGAGGTCGACGCCGACGCCGTGAAAGCTATCAAGACGGGCCTGAAGAAGGACGAGATCGGAAAAGAGCTTAGCGACGACGAGGCCAAGGAGATTGCCCAGTCAATTGCAGACAAGGCTGGCGGAGCGACGAAGGAAGGAGGCGGAGGAGACGAGAAGTCACTCTCAAGTCTTCTCTTTGTCGAGAATGATCCCGAGGACAAGTCAAAGGGTTACAGGCTAAGGAAAAAGATTGAACCAGGCTCGAAAACTGGCAACATAAAGATGTACCTCGATCGTATCGCTGGTGAAGAGGGCAGTGGAAGGTGGCACGATGTCGTGTCAAAGCCCAACTCCGCTAACAGGAAAAATTTCATGACTGACCTCCAAAAACTTGCTGATGAGTTGAAAGGCGTCAAGCTGGAGTCTAATTCGAATGACAACGATGTCATCCTCGAACGCTGGCAGCGTCTTGCTGGACTGAAGGACTGAAAATGAAGAAGAACAATCGCGTGCTTCAGATAATGAGAGAGGAGTACCGCTCCCACCTCCTCGGCGTCCTGAAGGAAGTCAATGTCTTCGACTCGAGGGGAGAGCTTGTCATTAGCCAAGACCTGAAGGTCATCCATGAGCCTTCGGGATATGAGTACACCGTTGACTCGGTGAAGGGCAAGGACGGGAGCGCAGAGATAACCCTCAGGATGCCCGAGGTCCCTCGTCCCTCTGCGAAGTCTCCTGATTCCATTGAGTCTCCTGAAGAACCTGCTCAGCCTGCGGCCAGCCTCGAGGACGAAGAGTTCCCGCAGATAGATCTCGGCGAGGATGACGATGACGATGAGGACGACGACGAGGACTCAAAGGTCGACGTCGGTAAGAAAGCCTATCCAAAGGAGATTGAGGCTCCTGAGGAGGACGAAGAGTCCGAGGGCGATACATTCATCGTTGACCAGAAAGAATTCGAAAAGCACTACAAGGAGGCCTGATGCCGACAGAGAGCATCATCCATAAGATCGTGAAGGAGGCAATCGCTGAGGTGAAGCCCCGCCCCGCCCTGGTGACCAGACAGCATGAGGCCGTTGAAACACCGTCTCCGAAGAACGAGGCCTATGTCGTTCAGTCGAGAAAGTTCGCCAACCAGACCGAGGCGCTTTCCGAGAAGACGAAGCTGGCCCACCAGGAGCTGCTTGACGGTTACGTGAAGGCCCTCAATGAGGTCTCCGCCCGACTCGACTCTGTCTCACGTGATGACGTGAACCCGAACACTTCAGACTTCAGGAGCCTGAAGATTGACGAGGTCCACAACATCAACGCGGCTTTCCTCCACGGTCTCTACTTCGAAAACATCGGCGACATGAGCTCGCAGGTCACCACGGACTCTCTCACTTACATGCGTCTCGAGAGGGACTGGGGGACTTTCGACGCTTGGCAGAAGGACTTCATCGCCTGCTGCCTCGCTGCTCGGAATGGGTGGGCAGTGACGTGCTACAACACGTTCCTCAATCGGTACATCAACGTCGTGGTTGACCTCCACTCGGGCAACATCCCGTTCGGCTGCATTCCTGTCATCGTGATGGATGTGTGGGAGCATGCTTACTACAGGGACTACCTGAAGGACAGGAAGTCTTACGTCTTCGCGATGATGAAGGAGCTCAAGTGGCTCCGCATCGAGGAGCGATTCGAGAAGGCAGAGAGAATTGCGAAGGTGCTAAAATGAGACCCAGCCTGAAGAGACTCATGTTCGAGGAGGCCGAGGAGGTCTCAACACAGGAGCGCCCAGACAATGAAGAGTCTGTCGACCGCCAGATACTGAGGGCGATCATGGACGCTGAACGCAATGCCGTACAGGCAGGAAGGGCCCAAGAGACAATGACGCCCATGGAGGCGGTGAATCGGCGCAGTCTCAAGTTCATCTTCGAGGCAGAGGGTGAAGAAAGTGGGGAGACTGATAAACCTCCTCTCGATGTTGGTACATTTGCAATGGAGGTGATGAGGGTCATCAAGAATTTTGACACTCTCCTCGACATCCCCACTGTCATCCTCAACAAGGCAAAGACCTACATTGCGCAGAAGTACGATAAGAAGACAGCCGACGCTTTCATGGAGCTCATACAGAATGAGTATGACATCACTGTGGGCAAGGGCGGCCTCCAGCCTGACAATGAGTATGAGGTCATGTCCCACACTGCTGTCGGAGCGCGTACGCCGAGTGCCTGATGCTTGCCCGTAAGGCAATCCACGTGCAGGTGAGCGAAGACGCCCACGCTTCCTTCAGGAAGCTTTGCATTGATCACAAGGTCACGATGCAGGAGGTCGTCGAGCACTTTGTCCTCGGTCTCCTGGACGAGAAACCTGAGATTGTCTCGATACTTCAAGAGATCTCCAAGTCGAAGAAGTCAAAGACGATAAGACGGATATCGAGTGTGGAGTACGACGCGATCTATGACGCCATCAACAAGGAATGACATGTTCGGGCTCTTTTTCAAGTCTGAGTCGAAGAGAATTGAAGAGCTTGAGAAGCGGGTCAAGGAGCTCGAAGAGGGCCTGGGCATCACCATCAGGCTCATGAAAGCCCAGTCAGAGGCCCTCATGTCGCTCACTTCCGAAGTCGTGAAGCTGTCAGAGGCCCTGAAGGTCTTGGTCTCTGAGAAGGGATCCACCGCGAGGAAATCGAAATCTGGGGACTACTTTCACTGATTCGGTGAGCAGGCTCCATAATTACAGGGACGGAGTCAACATGATCATAGACGAAAAGGCTCTCAGGAGACTCCTCCGAGAGGTCGCAATCACGGGAGACGCGAGCGCGGGCAGGAGCGGCCGTGATGACAAGGACGTGGCTTCGACTACGGTCCCGACACCGCTTCCCATTTCACCGTCTCTCCACTCTGCGACGCAGCTGTCTTCGGAGAGACCTCCTATCGAGGACCCGAGCTACATCCCGGGGAATCACATCGAGCTCGGAAGGGCGATGCAGGCGCTTGGGGAGCTCGTTCCTGACAGGAATGTGAAGCAGTTCTACCTCATGCTCCTGAAGCTCTACGCGAGGATCCCAAGAGACCCGGTTGTCGGAGAAGGAAAGAGGGCATGAAAGTCTCCGCTCTCCTCAACGAGTATTTCGAGAGGCCTGGTCCCCGCAGGTCAAGGATCTTTGAGGGACCGGCCAGCGATCTGCCGGTGAGCGTGAAGCAGAAGGTCTGGAGCAGGGACGAGAAGGGCACGGGACGCCTGTACGAGTTCTCCCAGAGGGAAGACATGAAGGACTTCGTGCAAGCCGCCCTCGACTTTGACGATGAGACGGGCACGGGTTTCAAGTTTGAGATTGAGGGACAGAGGGTCCACATCACCCTCGCGGTCGGTGAAGGTTACCGCTCTTCTGACTGGAGCATGGCGATGCTAGACTCGATATACTCTGAGATCACAGGGAGGTGACATGGGAGAGAACGTCTTCATGTCAGAGGGTCTCGAGAGCATCCTTCCAAGTGACTTCCTCGATTCGATATCCACGACTTCCCCGTCTTCAATAAAGACAGGGACAACGAAATTTGTCTCCCTCTACACGGTGGAAGGAGTGGACAGATTCATTGTCGAGTTCCTGACTGAGCACGACAATGCGTTCAAGGTCTTACAGACGAGCCTGCACAAGACCATCAGGCTCCCGCAGTACTTCGGAGAAGTTTCACTGACCATCGATGGGATAGAGGTGAAGGACCCAGGTCCGACCCTCTCCCTGAGAGGGGTTGTCACGTATAAGTAAGTAAGAGGTCCAAATGAATAACGAAGACAATGCACCACAGAATTTTGAGTTTGACAAGTTCATGCAGGACATTGTCACCAAGGAGAGCAGGAATCACACTGAGGACGTGAAGCCTGAGGAACTGACACCTCAGCGCCAG